ACCAGCCATAGTTATTGTAAAACCAGTTGCTATATTGACAATAGACCAAGTAAAACTTGCGAAAGTTTCTAAACTTGACATAACACCTGCATCTGTATTTGTGCCAGTTGGTAAAGTAAATGTAATATTAGCAGTTGGTGTGCTTTCAATTACAATTGTTAAAATTTGTGCAATTGTTAATGTTGCGGTTGTGTTTAATGCAGTAAATTGGGCATTACCTTCATATAAATTTGCTATTATTTGCATTCCATAATTTGTAATTCTAGCAACACTTGTAGTTGATGTAAAAAAACGATGCTGAGAAGTTACAGTTGGTACAGAATACCATAAAGTCGAAGAAGAAACACCTAAAGCATAATCGACGGAACTAGCAGAAATATATGGAAATAAAACAATTTTTGTGCCAACCGAACGAGTAGTAAAAGCTGGGTTAGCGACTCCATTGCTATTAAAATCTATTCTATTACTTGTTGCACCATTTAAATAAATCTGACCTAAACCAGTGCCAGTATTGTTAGCTCGTGTGATAGTTAACTGTCCGCTTAGGTTTACATTAGTAGCCGCAAAACCACCGTTGGCATCTCGCGCAACAATTGCATTAGCAGTATTTGCACTCTCAGCAGTTGTAGCTGAATTATCCACCTTGCCAGCTGTGGTAATTATATTTAGCTTGGTGTCGGCAATAGAACCAGCTAACATCGTATTTGTGACTGTTCCACTATCGCCACTTGTGATAATCGTACCGTCCACATCGGGTGCAGTTAAAGTCCGTGTTGTTCCTGTTGTAATCCCTGACACCTGAAACTGTAGCTTCTTGTCGTTATCTTGGATAGTAAAAACGTTGTCGTCAAAGGTGGTTGATAAACTTATATTTGTAACACTAGTAAGCCTGCCTTTTGCATCAACTGTGAACTGCGGAACTTGCGTAACACTGCCGTAAATACCAGCAGTCACCCCGCTGTTAGCAAGTGTTGTTGTGATTGAAGTTGATCCAGACCCCGTAACATCCCCAGATAGCGTAATTACCTGATTTCCTGTTAAGTAGTTTGGACTCCAGTTAACCCATGCTGTTCCGTTATTTTGCAGTAATTGCCCGTTTGCTGGCGAAGTTAAGGTTACGTCACTTAACTGTGTCAGTGAGTAATCACCTTCTGTTGCAACCACTGCACCCGTCCTGCCAAATACAGATGTAACTGCATCAGTATTCAAATCCGACCAACTGGCTGTTAATGTGGTTCCATCCTGCTTGTTAAGCGTCAGGGTTTTAGTTGTTGTGCCAGTTACCGCCGCCGATATCAGGCTTCGATTGTATGCAGTATTCCAGTTGGCTGAGTTGTCTGTTAAATAACTGATTGTTCCGTTTGTGGATTTAACAATTCCGCTGCCAGTTAAGGCAGCCTGCTTACCGTTAAATGTACTCCAATTAGTACTTGATAATGCGCCGGTTGTTGATGCACTGGCTACTGGTAACTGTGCAGCAGGAACTGTACCGCTATTATTTAAGCCCGCATAACCATTTGCAACCCCCTTATTGGCAGGATTCTCAGGGGTATACCCTAAAGCCGTTACTATCTCGGAAAACAAAACCCGTATTTTAGCAATAATAGCCATTTTTAAGCATCCGATTCTGTTTGTATTGTGTTGACAATTCGCCCACTTTTATCTCTAACCACCTGCGTTTCTGTCTTTCTTAGGGGCAACTGTAAAGCAACTTCAGCCGGTTGAACATGGTTTTCAACCCTGACCTCAGGCGCCGCAACGTTTATCGAAACTTCAGGCGCTTCAACAGTATTGCGAACCTCCACAATAGGCGTTTGAACTTCATTAGTGACCGTAATGTGAGGGGCTTGTTGTTCGGGTATTTCATTTCTCACCTCAATGGCTGGTTGTGTGTTGTTGATGGTTATCGGTGCAGGCGCTTTCTCGGCTAATGTCTTGGCTAAATCTGCTATGGCATTAATGCTTTGACTGTGTTGTTCAACTTGTACCTGCGTTCCCCTTGTCTGTAAATCCACCATCCGATCTATCACTTCTTCGGTAACGCTTCGTTGCGCTTGTTGGCCTTGTGCCTGTGCGTCTTGTGGTAATGCTCCCTTTTGTAAGAACATCAAATAATCAAGCGTTCCATCACGTTTTAGGCGATCAAAATCTGATTTAATCTCAGAAAACACCAAATCAGGCTTATATCCCCTGCGCCTTAGCTTTTCGCTAATGCTTGCCAAACCACCTGATATTTCTTTCAAATCTGCGCTAACTTCTTGCTCAGGGTTCACATAATCCCACTTTGGAGTTGACCAATCAACTTCATAAGCAGGCCGTGTCAACTCGCCAGACAAAACACACGCATCAATAAAGGCTTTATAAATCCGATTGCATAGATTAGGAATGACCGTGTTCCATTGTTCGGCTTCAGCATTGCGCCTGAACTCTAGCATTGCAACCCGCGCACTACTAAAATTCACCTCAGAAACATCACCAGTCATCATTTCATAAGTCACGCCCATGCCTGAAGCAATAAGGTGCAATTGATGCTTGATGTATTCCACATAGCCACCAGCGGCTTTAGGCTCGATAACAGTCAATCCAAGCCCGCTAGGTACTTGCGTTATGCCACCGCTTGCGAACTCGCCTAAACTTCCCGTATTCCTGACTTCGCTGATACTTTCTGAATCAGTCATCGCCAATGTAGCCGGATCTCCCGATGCAATTACAGATAACCGAGTCTCTAAATTCTTTCTCTGAATCTCCGCATCTTCATAGGTTTGAGTATCCCTTACTCGTGCAATTACCGACGCCAAAACTGGGAAACCACGGCCTTGACCCGGCCTATCAGGGGCATAAAAATGGATAATGCTCGAAGCAGCAATTCTCGAACTTTCCCGACGGCTGGTAATAGTGGTAACAACGTCATTGGGGTGTCTATCAAATAGCCAATAGGCAACCACCCTGCCAATGCCATCGTACTCAATGCCATTAACACACATATTGCCATTAACCATGCCGTTTTTACCCGCATCCAGCCATTCAATCTCTAAAACTTGAATCTGCATTGGCACGGGCAAATTATCTTCTGCGCGTCTAGTCCTAATCCGTATCAAAACCTCGCCATCAACCTTCATCGCTCTGTAGGCCATTGCCTGCAAAGCATAAAGATTGCATCTACCGTCCGCATCAGCCACTTCCGCCCATCTTGTGTGTAAATCCTCAATGCGCTGCGCTAAAACTCCACGCGCCAAAGACCTCGGAACAAGACCAGTACCAATAACGTTACTTACAAGCGAGTTAATGCCTTTCGCTATGTAGGGAACATTTTGCACTAAACTGCGCGACCTTGCACGCAATTCGCTCGCATCCGCAAAATGATCAAAGTTTGCACTGGCTCCAGCTCTTTTAGGCTTCCAGCCGTCCGTCTTAGAAGCCCCTTCATACGCTCGTTTTAAAGCCTTGCGATAAACGTTACGCTCATAAGCCTTCTTAGGGGAAAATACGCCAATAAACTTATCCAATAATTGCATCAGAATCCCCTAGCTGTCGTAAATTTTGCATGATACGTGCCGCGCCGAGTGCTCGAACCTTCATTTGTCTGCGTCACCAGCAATCCAGCCAAGTGCGCCCTAGCCTTCAAAAGCTCATCCATTGACCTATAGGTGATCCTACGGCCATTAACCTCAACAGTCAGCTCACTTTGAGCAATTGCCATATCTAAATTGTCAATGTCTGATTGAGTGATAGCCATGCAACCCCCTTTTATATGATTCTATGCAATTTTCTATGATTTAGGGGTATTTTTCTTCGGTTGCTTCAGCTTTCGATAAACAGTAGACCGACTAACCCCCATGATTCTCGCTATTTCACTGGCGTTTCTTCCATTAAAAGCACTTAAAGCATTATAACTGATATGCTTTCTAATGTAATGAGTATCTCCCCCATGCAAAGCCCTTAATTCTTGCTCTATTTCTAAAGCCTTTTTCTCAGGCAAAGTAGGCAAAATCCCCGTCAAATAAGACAATACCTTATCAAATAAATCAGGCTCATCCCCAAAAGAAACCAAATCATCTATTACCAATCCCTCGTTACCTTTTTGGCTTGGGGTTTTGGCTCTCTTGGCTCCTCGACCGGCTTCGGCTCTGCCCTTATCCTCTTGGGTGGATTCACCCCCGCTTTGATCATGTCCGACGGCTCCACCCTCAATTCTGCTTTCATCCATTCTTTCTCCTTCCAACGAGTTAACCCAGCATAATGCGCTCCCGCCAAAGCGTATACCGCACAATCCAATGCCTCATTGCGTTTACCAGACGGCAAAACCCACTTCTGTCTCGGTTGACCGTTGACATAAGACGTTATGAGTTTTTCAGATGTCAATTGCTCAAACACCTCCATTGGCAGCTCCCGAGTTAGATTGATATAACCCGCCCCGACCTTATCCAGCCTCAAAGAGTTGTAAATCTCAAACTTCGCCGTATCAACACCCAACGGCCATAATTTAAGACCACCCAACACCTTAGCACCTCGCCAGTTAATGTCTACCGTGCTCGGCCTTCCTAAGATAGGTTTCCCTGCTTGCGATTGACCCTTAATAGCCCAAACATGGGCGTGCTGCCATTGTCTACAGTATTGATACACGGCTTGAGTAGAACTACCGCCCGAATCAATAAAGACCGCAACCACAGGAACAACCAAGCCACTTGCATGGAATATTGGCTCACGACGAATCTCTGTCAATTTTGTCCACGGGCTATCAGGTTCGTTTTCAGGAATGTTGGGATCCCCAAAACAAACATGACGCGCAACTAACTGCCGCTCCATGCCTCGACCCCATGCCCAAACATAACATTCAACCCGATCCCGCTGAACGTCGCACCCCATAGTGACTACAAAATGATGCCACTTCACACGACCCAATGGGAAATCATCCGCACGTTTCCACAAAGTATGCTCGTCAGCACGCTCACCCTGATCTTCAAATGTCTCAGCCAACCGAGTATTGATAAACACCCGCAACAAACTGGTATCACCATGTTTCATTGCGTTCATGCTGTCAATCCATTCTTGAGCAATAGCCGTCCACGACAACCAACCCAACGGTGAATATAACGAACTTAAATGATATCCCTTGACCTTCTTATTCTTGGCTTTGGAATGATGAGGAACCCATTTACCAGCCGCCAACATCTCAGGCTTGTGATGCTCTTCAAACAACCCACCACAATGAGCACAGGTATATCGAACAGACTCAGGTATCAAAGCCCCGTCGTCATCCTTGCGAAACTTCAACCCATGCGGCTTACTTGCGCCCCATTCCAATGGTTGAAACTCTCCACACAACGGGCAGGGCACGTGAAAGTAATTCTGATCACTTGCCAGAAACCTTTGCTCAATACGTGAATACCCCTTCAGCGTAGGAGTAGATGTAATTAGTCTTTTCTTCCGCGCAAATGTCGTCTGCCTCGCCTCCGCCAGCTTAAGCGGATCACCCTCTCCATCTACATCAAGCGGATAAGCGTCAACCTCATCCATGAACAAATCACGAACAGGCATAGACCGCAAACCAGCCGCCGAGTTAGCACCAGCAACCGCCAAGAAACCACCCGCAAACTCTTTCAACAAAGTCGTGTTTGCATCGTCACGGCTGCGATTCTCCCTGACCTTCTTAACCAACTGCGGTGAATCAGTAATCATCGGTGTTAAACGCTGCCTAGAATACCTCTTGGCCATGTCAATCGTAGGTTGAACAATCATGATCGGCCCCGGATTAGTGTCCATCAAATAACCCAACCAATTAGAACCAATCGTTGTTTTCGATGTCTGCGCCCCAAACATCAAAACAACCTCTTCCACCATAGACTCTTGGCTCAAAGCGTCCATAGGCTCCACAGCGTAAGGTGTCCGGCTTGAGCGATACGGGCCAGGCTCTGAAGAATCCTTCGCACTCATAACCCGATACTCTTCAGACCACTCCGTGACCGTCATCGACGGGGGTGGAATCGCATATTCGATCGCCCTGCTTAATATGTCCTCAATCCTCTGCATCGACGGCTCACTATTACGTAGCCTTGATGCAGTCACTGGATCAATCTTCTTCCAACGCTTCATTGACTACGCCCCTTAGTGTTCTCAAAGCCGATAAAATCTCAGACCTCATCGCATGGTAAATAATGTCCTCTTTGCTCTCCGCAGCAACCACTGGCGCAAGCCTAGATGGAATTTGTAACATCGCCTCTTTTATCGCTGCAAATGCTTTGGCCAACTTATTCTCAACCTCAGCCGCTTCGACAACCTCCGCAATCGCAATCTTGTATTCCAACTCAGCTAAATTAGCATCAGCAATAGCTTGCTTGACCTGCGCCTCTTTTTGGCTCATCACCTGCTGAACGTAGGGTGACTGATGTTCTGGCGCTTCTTGATGAGATTTAATAGGCTTCTGCTTCTTGCCCTTTCCAATCATTGCAGCCTTCAACCATTCCTGATTAAAAGCATCATTCGGCAGACCAGCTAACTTTGGATTCTTCCGAATACTCTCGTGAAAGTTAACTACAGCCCGCTCATCAGCGCCACCAAGGGATTCTAAAACCACCAAACCCTTGTTATACCAATTTTTGATGGTTGCCTGCGTCACACGACAGTATGCCCCAAAGTCCCTCTGGCTCCCATAAAGCGTGTCGCCTATTTGAATAATCACATGAACCTCCACAAATCATTAGAAATAATTTTCATGGTTACGCCCTCATAGAAAATTTATTCAATCATAGCACAAAATTGTTGCATTTTCTTAGAAATTGAGACAGAAATTATGTTATAAGCCCCCCTAGAAT